GCCAGAGGATTGTATTTCCACAGGCGACGGCTTTCGTCTATGGCCCTGGTACGCTCGGCGGTCAAGTCCCCGGCGTAGCCGACCGTGCCCAGCTGCTCCCAGTAGAGCGATTGCACTAGATCATACAGAAGACCGCTGTCCTGTTCTTTCAGTTGCGCCACGAGTTGATCGGGAGGCAATTGGAACGGTCCTTCCAGGTAAGCATTGTAGAGAATCTGGGCGCTTTCTTGCAATTTGCGGCGCTCGTCGCCCAGGAGGAAGTCTGTGAAGCGTTCCCTAAGCGTCGGCATGGTCGGCCTCCCTCAGTTTTACGTAGACGGCCTCGTAATAGCTGCCCCTGAAGTCTAGCATATCCCACCTTCCAGCATGATGGAACTCATGGCGAACTCATCCTTACCAGACACCGGCACCCAGGCGATGGCCACGACGCGCTTGCCGATGATGGCTTGCTCTATGGTTTCTTGTTCATTCATCAATATCTCCCGATTTGCTGTAACGGGTAGACCACCTCTGCCGTCTCCCTCGGCTCGGTCAGCCAGGCGACGGCGTAGCGTCCAGCATCGAGACAATGAAAATCGCTCTTGTCCTCGATTTTGTCCGTCGCCTGGTCATTCTCGTCCAGCACCCGACTGTAGCTCCCAAATTCGGCCAGGGAATGCTTGCAGTTGCGGTGGACCACCAATTGATAGCCCTTCAGTAGCCCGTACAGCCTATCAATGCCGCTCTCCACGTCCGAGATGGGCGGCTCCACGACGGGTACGCCTGCCGCCTGCCAGTCCAGCCGTGCCTGCCGCTCAGTCTTGGCCCCGCCGACGTAAGCCACTACCGGACCGCCCCCGGTGATCTGCGCCTTGCTGGTCACTTTGGCGGCGTGCTCGGCGGTAGTTAAGCCGTAGGGACCATAATACTCATCATACCAGTGCAAACGCTGGCTGGCTTCGTCCCAGGCCAGGAACACGGCGGCGGTCACCGCGCCGATAGGATCAATGCCCACCACGCGGGGCCAGCCGTAGGGGATACGGAACGGCTCGACGACGTGCAGCTCCTCGTCGAAGCAATCGTAAATCAGCCCAGCGGGCTTGTCGAATTCACCCCGGTAGAACATGCGCAGCTTCCAGGTGGCCATAGTGCGTTTGGCCCGCTCGTACTCCTCTTTGGGAAAGGCCGGGTTGATGTAAGAGGCAAACTGAATCACGTCAAAGTTGGGGTCGCCTTCCTTCCAACGGTCATAGACCTGTGACTTGATCCAACCCCGGTTGTAGAGCGTGGTCGTACCCAGGACGCGGCCCTGGTGCAGGGAAAGGCGTCTCAGTACGGCCTCCCATTGGCCCAGGCGGAACTTGTTCTGGCCGCACTCGTCCAGCCAGGCGGCCTTGGCAGTGGCGCTCTCCAGGCCGCCCTCTGCCTGAGCGGACCGCAGGATAATGCGTCCCCACATCGGTTCGGTGCTGGTTTTGGCCCAGAAACGCCCGGTCTCCATGTCGCGCAACTCGATCACCTTGTCCCCGGCCCACCATCGGCCCACGCCCAGGATGCGCTCAAAGACGGTGCGCATTTCGGGTAGCATCTTCAGTTTGAAAAGGTCAAAAGAGGCGGTCACAGCCAGGTAGTCGCCCGGACCGTTCTCCTTGATGCGCTCCCACAGCCACCAGGGGCCAAACGAGGTTTTCGCAGTCACCCACCCTGGGTGCCAGCCAGCATGAAGATGAAGCGTTTATCGCTATCCCATGCCTTGGCTTGCCCAGGGTGTAAGGTTAACCTCGCTTTCTCGTCAATTATTTGATATAGGCTCATCGCCGTAATCCTTGACCACCTCGATAGTAGTGATGGTGATGGGCTGACCGCCGCTTTGTACATCCATGTGGCTGATTGCCCTGCCTAGCATTCTGTCGAGTATCTCGCTGGCTACGCTCTGTCTGGTCTGCTCACTATCGGAATCCAAACCCGCCAATTTAACCAGTGCAGCTTTAGCAGCACCACTGGAGATGATTTCCACGACAGAGTTTCGTATATCACGGCCCAGCAAGGTGATCGCTTCATCCACGATAGGCGGCCAGCGATAGACGGTGTCGGGCATGATGTCTATAGCTTCTGCCGCTTCTTTCTTGTTGGGCGCGTCCAGCATGGCTACCACAAATCGACGCTGGTTATGGTTAAGCTGCGCCCAAATTTCGGCGAAGCGGCTAGATGTGGATTTCTCTGTTGGTTTCGTGTTGTCCATCTTGCTCTACCTCAACCGTCACCTTCAATACCCGCTGTCGCCATGCCAGCAACTCAATCGCATTTCCCATTTGGCTTTCCGGTACGTCCAATTGGATGCGCATCCCGTCACCTGCGCCTGTGATCTTGATAGCCGACTGGATGGACGGGAAGGCAGCCAGGAATGTCACCTTGTCGCTCACTTGACATAGTGCCTTTACATAAGCTTTCGGATAGCCATTAGCCTACACGCTTAGCCCCCGCAGTGGGCTGAGCGGTTGGGTCATATATCATGTATCGGACAGCCAACTTCAGGCACGAATCCGTAGGGTTCAACATGTCCACACGCCATACCACAATCACCAGTCAGGCGGTATCGAGTTCCCACAACAAGCCTCCAAATTGGCCATGCGAGTTTCAGGCATAGCCGCTTCACAAGGCTGGCTCTCCACGAATATTTCATATCATCTCATCTTTTAACCTACTACCAACGTCATAGTTCCAGCCGCTCCGTTTGCCGCCCTCCCCGCCTCAATCGCCCCAGCGATGGCTTGCCCAATTGCCCTTTGCATCCTTGTCCGGCGCGTGCCTCGAAATCCACACTTCCATCGGCGGCGGGCACATCTGCTCCAATTGCTCGATTGTCTGCGCCAATTCGTCAAGCATCATGTATCATGCTCCCAGTGGGGCGGGGCTAGGGGATGGGCTAATACGCGCCCAGGGGGTTGCATTCAGCGACTTGCAAAAAAAGGTTGCCAGTGCCGCCCCATTCCCTTGGGCCAGCCCTATAGTCACATTTGACTTGAATCCTTACTTTAGCCGTTACAATAATATCTAGTCCCTCTATTTGCAACGTCTCATCTGTGATCTGGTCAACTCGCAACCCAATAGAGATAAGGCCGCACTTCAGCATATCAGAGACAATCATTACAGCCTTGTTGCCCTTGATCCCGGTATTATCAAACTTGCTAATTTCGTATTTAACCCAAATATCATCAGGAATAGGGATGGCTTTAAGCCCCTCTATATCTCTGGGCGGTACTAAAGCTCCCACGCCCGTGATGATCCTTCCGGTGTATGCCGTGCCTTCTGGATACTGCCCCGATTCAGCCAATTCACGCCCAGTTGAGGTATCAAAGACATATACGCGCCTTGTCGAAACGGATACATGCGCTCTGATGTCGCTTTGCTCATTCTGTATTCCATAGCCTACTAGCGTCGTGTTGCCTATACCTCGTTGCCCCACGCTTCCCAGCCTTCGCGCTCATTTCTCGCAAATAGTTCTATTCGCTTACCATGCGTATAAAGTGTATCAATGATCTGCCGAAATTCGTCAGGTTTCTCAGAATGCCTATCACTTCGCTCTATGCTCTGTACGCTATCAAACTTTTTGTCGCTGTCCGGTGTGCAACTTCCACGAGTACAGACCAAAAGGATTTCGTGGGCAGGAGCGTTATAATGCCCGAAATTCTTTCTTACTTTGTCCCATACAAATGAAGTCTTGTATTTGAACCCCCATGCCCCGACAACCTTGAAAGAGTCCTCTAATATGGGGGAAGGAACCCATAGAAAAAGCACGGAATTACTATACGCTAGTTCTTTTACTTGTTCACCCATCCCACAAAGTTCTTCTATCGTCATAGTGGGATAATGCCGCGCTGCTGGCCCGTATTGATCCAATCCCACTCTTTCATCGCTATACTTCCAAGGAGGATCAGCGTAAAGAATGCGGTATTTGCCATCAGGCATTTCAATTTCATTTGGTTTTGGTTGTGTTGCTTTGCGGTAAGCATTACGTGGCTTTTCGCCAGCTTCTACTTGACTTGTAAATTCTATCTGCTTTTCCTCTGGCAACTGTGCGGCAATTGCCGCCAGTGATACTGCTACCTTGCCTTGCTCCACAGCCCGGGCCAGTTCG